TCTCCGGCAGAGCGGCGATCAACACGGGGATTGCGTCAAGAAGTCCTTGCGCCAGTCCCGTGATAAGTTGTAAGGCTGCGTCAAGGAGCATCGGCAGGCTGTCCACCAGCCCTTGCACAATGGTGACGATAGCCTGCACCGCTGCCGGGATGAGCGTGGGCAATGCATCCGCAATTCCTGTCACCAGCGTGGACACCAACTGAACTGCCGCATCAATGAGCAGGGGCAGATTCTCAATTAGCGTGTTCACGATGGTCATAAGTGCGGACACCGCCGCCGGGATAAGCTGCGGAAGCAGGGACAGAAGCGTTTCCAGCACCTGCGAGAAGAGTTCGGTGACTGCTTCCAGCAGTGTGGGCAGCAGTTCACCCACAGCCGTCAGCAGAGCGTCCAGCGCTGTGGGCAGAGCCGCCACGATGTTCTCAATAACCGGGGTGATGTTCGCCACCACGGTCTTGAAGGCATCCACCATGTTGTTGCACAGCAGCTCCATGTCAGCGTCCGCATCACCAAAGCCTACGATGAGGTTCGACACGGCGGATTTCAGCGCATTGACAGAGCCGGAAATAGTGGCTTCCGCTTCCTTGGCGGTCGTTCCTGCAATGTCCATGCTCTCCTGCATGACATGGATGGCTTCCACCACATCTGCGTAGGAGGAGATGTCGTACTTGACACCGGATATCTTCTCCGCATCGGTGAGCAGTCGCTCCATTTCCTGCTTCGTGCCGCCGTAGCCCAGTTTGAGGTTGTCGAGCATCGTGTAGTTCTGCTTGGCAAAACCCTGATAGGCATTCTGAATGGAGGACATATCCGTGCCCATCTTGTTGGCGTTATCGGACATATCCGTGATTGCCATATCCGCATACTTTGCGGCTTTTTCGGTATCGCCGCTGAGAGACTGGATCAGGCTTGCGGAGAAGCCCGTGACCGTCTCCATGTACTCGTTGGCAGAAAGCCCTGCCGTTTTGTATGCGTTGGCGGCATACCGCTGGATCTCCTGCGAGGAGTCCTTGAACAAGGTATCCACACCGCCGACCAACTGCTCGTAGTCTGCATAGGCGGCGATGACCTCTTTGCCGAGCTTCACGGCGGCGGCACCTGCGGCAACGGCCACTGCGCCGAGCGCCACACCTACGGTTTTGAGAACTTTGCCGAAGCCTTCAAACTTACTGCCGGATTCCTCTGCGGCTTTGCCGCCCTCCTTGATGGCTTTCTCGTTCTCGTCCAGCTCACGGTTCATATCGTTGAGGGCGGCTTCGGCATTGTTGAGTTGGATCTGCCAGTTCTGGGTGCGGCGGTTGTTCTCTCCAAAGGAGGTGGCGGCATTCTGCAGAGCCTTGCGAAGAGTTTCGATTTTTGTAGTCTGCTCATCGATCTCTTTTCGCAGCACCTTATTCCGTGCGGCGAGAGCCTCCACGGATTTATCGTTTTTATCGAACTGAGAGGTGGCGAGCTTCATTTCGGAGCCGAGCACCTTGAAGGACTGGTTGATATCCGCCAGTGCTTTTTTGAATTCCTTTTCGCCCTCAAGACCGATCTTCAGTCCGAAACTGTCTGCCATGTACCGTCACCTCCTTGTGGATGGCATGAAAAAAGCACCCTCTCACCGAGAAGTTGGGACGACACCGTCCGAAGTTTTCGATGAAAGCGTGACTGATGGTATGAAAAAGGAGTGTCCCCGAAAGGTCACTCCTCGTAGATATATGAGTTATTTTGTCAGAACAATTCTACCCGGCCAAGCAGTAGGTCGATCAGATTGCAGTGGAAGATGCCGTTGTCGTCATAAAAATTGTGCGGCACATCCATGCGAACGATAATCTTTTTGAAGAAATCCTTGGTAAGCATCAGCGATGCCAGCTCGGAGAATTCCTTTTTATCGGTATCCATGCGGAAAGCGGACTGAATATAGATTTTTTTATCTGCATCGTTTACCACAAAGTCGATCTCTTTCTGAACCTTGCTGTCGCCTGCGCGGTCGCAGACCACACCGACATCAACAGAGTACCCGCGCCGCAGAAGTTCGTTGTAGATCATGTTTTCCATGATATGACCGGGATCATACTGGCGGTAATTCAGCCGTGCGTTCCGAAGCCCGATATCCGTATAGTAGTATTTGTTCGGATACTTGAAATAGGTCTTTCCTTTGACATCGTATCGCTTTGCCATTGAAATGAGGAAAGAGTCGATAACATACTGTACATAGTTTGAAACCATCGCGGGATTGATTTTTTCGTTCTTCATGGACGCGATGGCATTTGCAATATTGGTCGGATTCGTCAGCGAACTGATCTGCGAAGCAAGGAAGTCCAGAATATCATTCAGAACATCCTCGCGCTCGATGCCGTTTCGCTCCACAATATCCTTGACATACAATTCGCTGTAGAGGGAGGTCAGATAATCCTTCTTATCTTTGTCATCCTCCAGTGCTAAAAGTCTAGGCATACCGCCATAGAGCATATAGGTATCCAGCGCTTTTTGCTCGTCGCCGCCCACGGCAGAATAAAACTCCGCAAATGACAAAGGGAACACATGGATCTGTGTAGCACGACCGCGAAACTCTGTTGCGATATCTTTCGACAGCCCTTTGGAGTTACTGCCGGTGACATAAACATCAAGGTTTTTATATGCCTTGAGTTCGTTCAGCATATCGTAGATGGTAACCTCGATGCCGCCGTTTTCCTTGTCCACTACTTTCGTGGTGAACTGCACCTCATCAATGAACAGATAGAATTTTTCATCCTTCCTGTCCCGGACGGTGCTTTCTACATATTCGCACAGAGTGATCGGATTTCTGAACTTATAGTACCGCCGCTGATCCAGTTCGATTTTCAAAATATGATCTTCCGAAACGTTCTGCGAAAGAAGATACTCGAAAAACAGATCGAAAAGCAGTACGGACTTGCCGCATCTGCGTATGCCTGTGATGACCTTTATCTCGCCGTTCCACATACTGTGGATCAGTCGGTTCATATAGGAATCTCGTTTAACCATGCATTTCACCTCGTACTTAGGACGAAACCGTCCGAACTTCTATGTGTAGTATACCACGATTTTTGAAAAATATCAAGGCTATACGAAAAAGTTCACAAAGAAGTTGTGACGGAAACGGACTAAGTTCGAGGTGAAGCTGCCCGATATGGGTCAAATGCCGTCCGGGATAATATCGTCGATGTAATGCTCTCGTGCCGGGGAGGCCTGCCCGTTATACTGCTTGTGGCACTCCCATAAGTCCAGCAGCAGACCAAACGGCATCAGCCACACCTCATCCTGGCTGAGATGCAGGTGGGCAAGGCCGTAATAAAGAAGCTGGGTAAACAGCTCCGCATCGGAGACCGTTACCCGACTTGCGCGTTTTTTGCGTCTTTCTCGCTTTCCACATTCCGCTTGGTGCCCTTGTAGAGCGCCTCCGTAATGGCGGTTTTGTATCCGGCGAGGTCGAGGGGCGTGGTCAGAAGCTCCACCACATCTTCGGTGAGCAGCTCCTTGGGATGCTCTTTATCCTTGAGGTTGTGGACAAGAATACTCTGATTCGCCAGAAGCGTGATAAGCCACACGATCTCTCCGATAGCCATTTCAAAGTTCTCGGACTTCATCAGCTTCTCACCGAGGTTTTCCAGTCCGCCGTAGCGACCGGCGATCTCCTTGGTGGCCTTGGTCGTGAGGAGCAGCGTATATTCCTCATCACCGATGGTGATGACTGCGGTTCTTTCGTTATCCATTGTGCGTTACCTCCGTTAACCCTGTTTTTCGGGTGTCGTGGTATAGGCCGGCTCATAGACTTCCTTATACCAGTTCGTGATAGTCGCAGCGGTCACATCGCCCTCCAGTGCCTCCGCTTTCCACGGGTGCTTGCCGCCTGCGTCTGCCTTGTTGCGGCGCAGAATGGTGCCTTCAATGGTCGGCGTGGAGAAGGTAATGCTGTCGCCCTTGGTGGCAAGGTTCGTCGCCGGAATACCGAATTTCACGCGGTACAGCCAGTAATACTTGTACTTGCCGTTGGACTTCTTGGCACGGAATCCCACCGCCACAGGGTCGCCGCCGTCCTCGGATGCGGAAATCAGCACCTTGTTTTTGTCGATGGTTGCACCCGTGAGGTCGGATGCCGCCGTAGAGCCGATATCGTCAATGCCGAGGGAGAGCGTGCCGGATTTGAATTCCTTTACGATCTCCGAAGCACCGTCGTCGGCGTATAGAGTTGCCTCTGCCAGTTCCACCGAAAGATCAGCGGAGATGGCTTTCGCAAGCTGGGTCGGCGTACCGTAGGTTTCCTCACCGGCGTCGTTTTCGGTGATTTTTGCGTAATACAGTCTGTCAAGACCGATCGTTGCCATGATTCATTCCTCCAATTCCCGGCGAGCCGCCGGTGGCAATACGCACACAAACCCTTGCGGTATTTTTCGTGCGGTGCCTGCGACGGAACGCCGTGCTATTTTATAGTTCGTACAGTTGCGCCACATCAATGGCGTAGTGATGGTAGCCGGTTTCGGTCTCAAAGCCGATGTACCGGCGGTCGGTAATATAAAAATCCGCACCCAGCAAGGCACGGACGAGTGCATTTTTCAGTTTGGTGTAGCTGCCCTTTGTGAAGAGGGACAGCCGTGCCTCCTGCGTTTCGCAGCCTGGGGCGTTGTCGGCATGAAGCTCGAAGTTGTCCGACAGCGGCGTAATCACCAGATAGGTGTCCGGTGCTTTGCCGGAGAACACACCCGTTTCCACTGGAACACCACAATGCTCGGCGATGGTTTGCAAATCGGATAGCAGGCTCACAGCTTTTCCACCTCCTCATCCAGCGCCTTGGTCATGGCATCGATGCATTCCTGCCGGGATGCCGTTTTCGCAGGCTTCAGAAACGGCTTTGCAGGCTGACCGTGCTTGCCGTATTCGATGATGTTGGCCAGCTTGGCATTGCTGCTGCCGTCCGAGCGGGGTTCTGCGAAGCCGACCTTGATGTCGTGGTTTCCGTCCCGGTTCAGCTTGGAGGGAGAAAGGCCAAGCGCACCTTTCAGTTCGCCTGTGGTGCGGGATTTGAACTTTGTTCCTCTGCCGATAACGGAGGAGAGATTGCTCTTGACTCTCTTCAGCACGACCTCGCCACCGGCCTGCAGGACGGTATCTGCCACACTGTCAAAGTTGCTGCCGAGCTTGGATATCTTCAGAAGAAAATCCTCCGGCATTTTCATTTCAGCTTTTGCCAATGGTAGGTTCACTCCTTTTCGCTAAAACCTCGATGTACATCCCACGACCTTTGACATCCTCTACGGACACAATGTCGTAGCGACAGTCATCGCAAATGAGAAACTGGTCTGTGGTGATTGTCAGCCCAGGAATACACCGAAAGCGGAACAGGTCGGTCGCTTCGCTGAATGCAGCGAGGTTCGCCCAACGCTGACTGCCGTGCCGACCTTCCCGATAGACACGGACGGAAGCGAGGACTTCATTCTCGGAATGGATGAAGCCCTCGCTGTCCTTGATTTGACGGGTTTCTACGATGTCGGCAAAGCCGTTCATTTTTCCAAAACTCATACCTGCCACCGCCTATCCAAGCGGAGCAGCAGATTGACCGTGTTCCACACCTGCTGTGCCGCTCCGGTGTTATCCGCAAAGAAGCCGCCCGTGCTGCCGTCCCGGCTTTCATAGAAGTGGGACGACAGCATAATGACGGCTTGCTCTGTGGTGGCTGGCATGGGATTCTCCTTATAGAACCCCTCCGGGATGTGCTGGTAGCTTTCGGCGTAAGAAACAGCGGCGGTGATGTAGCTTTTCAGCAAGGCATCATCCGCCGTGTGTTCCAGGATAAGGTTGGCTTTCACTTTGGAAAGAAGCTCGTCCATCACCGCCGCCTCCTCTCATCAGGCAGATGCCATTTTGAGCAGCTTGACTGCTTCGGGCAACACCAGCTTTCCGTCCACACGCTCCTTTGCGACAAAGCCGACCATGCCATTTCCAGCAAACAGCTCCTTCAGTTCCGCAATAGAACGAGAGCCACGGTCACCGATGTTGTAGTAACTGAAGTCGCCGAATGCGACTGCGGCCTTGCCGGGAGCAGGGACAGGGAAATACGCAGAGGTGTAAACCTTGTAACCCAGCACACGGTCAGGCTCACCCGCCTGCAGAGAGGGCTGCCACAGATACTGACCCGTGCTGTCCTTCAGCTTGCGGAGCTCTGCGACGCAGACATCGTTGGCAAGGAACACGGCGTTCTTACGGTAGGGACGCTTAAGGGAGTACACCAGATCGATTACCTCGTCGGCTGCCACTTTGCCAGAAGATTTCGTTGTCACCCCGACCTGTGCGCCGCCGGTTTCGGCGAGAATACCCAGGGGCTGACCGGTGCCGGTGCCGTTGATGAACGCATCCTCCTCGGCATTGGCCAGAGCCTTGCCGAACTGCTCCAGAATGTAGTTTTCCAGATTGAATGCGTTATCGTAGAGCAGCTCCTCGGTCACCTTTACAGCAACATGGAGCTTGTGGGCATCCAGGATGATCTGGTCGAAGGTAGCGTCACCGAAAGTCAGTGCGCCGCCCTCCTCGATCCACGCAGCCGCAGGCTTGGTGGCTGCGATGTTGATTTTGTGCTCACCGCTGGTGGTGATAGCAGTGCCGAGAGAACGCATAACGTTTTCCTCGTTGAGCACCTGAATGAGACGGCTGTCATACTCATCCGGCACCAGATAGCCGCCATTGGCATCGATGCCCTCCTGCAGCACATTACTGATCTGACGGAAGTTGGTACGCAGAGCGTTGAGCATACCGCTGCGGTAGGCATCGGTGGCACGGAAGCTCTTAGGCTGCTTATCCTCGGTGGTCTTTCCGTTCAGGGGCTTTTCGGTGATGGGCGCAGAAGTGGGCTT